AGACGCATTTGTTACAGATCCATTAAAGGTAAAATAAGTCTGTCTTGACAAATCTGCCTTACTTCTAGCAAGTTTAATATTGCTTTCATCAACACGATAAACAAAATATGCTCCTGATGGAATTCCCTGGAACCCATTTCCTTCAGATTGGAAATAAACTGCATCACCAGTGTAAAAACCGTGATCAGGGAGTGTAGTTGGGTTAGTGGGAAGAGGTAAATCTTGTGTACTTAACAGATTTGCCGAAAATGTGATTTTCTTGTCGTAGGGATTAGTCTCTAAATCGTAATAACGAGGAATAGAGTTAGAAGCGATCAGAGTGTTGCCGTTAAACTTGGCATAAGTGTTCTGAACGTTAGCAACAAAGTCTCTAATATAGGGTTGTCTTGTAGAATTACCCTTCAGAAGTTGATTCTCAAGATAAAACTGTCCTTTCAGAGGAATTGGTGTGTTAAATGTTACATTAACAGTGGTAGGATCAATAGTTCTGGTAATTTGACCCAGAATAGAAACGGTCGCATCCTCATTTTCGTATCTGACGAAATATCCTTGCTTGAAGAAGGTACCATCGTATACTTTAAACTTGTAAACAAAGGAATTTGCATCGACTACTTCAGTTTCCGCAATTCTAAACTTGGTTTTTACGTTAAGAATGTAATTATTGTTCTTTTTACCAGGAGCCTCGTATCCTAGTGACTTAACTTGAATAGTGTCGTCTTTTCTGAAGTAGACTGTAGGTGTGGCTTCGACAAAATCCTTGAGTGTATTGGTAAATCTTACTTTAATTTCTTCTTCTGTAGAAATTCCAACGTAAGCATAGGAATAGTTGTCTAACTTTACATCAATCCTATTTTCAAGTGGTTCAAAGACCCCAGTTACATTGAAGAACTGGTTTGCCGTCTTACCACTGTAAGCAATACTGACTTCTTCACCAGACTGGTTGAGAAGAGCAATTTTACCTTTCTCTGGGAAGTCAATAGTCGAGTCAACATTAAGGACGGTTGCGCCAACCGAAACATTTTCTAAAAGTTTAGTCAGAGGATTGGGTTTAAACTCACCGTAAATTGAACCTTCTACGTCTGAGTCTCTGTTATATCCCGTGTCAATACTAATCTGATAGAATTGATACCTATCATAGGGAATCAACTGAACGTTCGTTACAGACCCTCTAGCGTTGGTCTCACGTTGATATATGGTAAGGTTCTGTAACTGCAGGGGATCACCCTGTAATTTCTCAACAACAAAATCCTTGGTTACTTTATAGTCAGCGTTAGATGGTGTAAGTAAGAATTGGGAAGGTCTGATGATTTCTACATCTTCACCATAAAGTGCTCTGAACAGGATTTCATAAGACTGATCAGTTCCTTTTGAAGTATAAAAACTATCCGCATTATAAACAAAGTTCTGAGCATTTACTCCAGGATAGAAATTTCTATCAGTAAAACCAGGAGTAAACTGATATTTCAGTTTTGTGAAGAATTGCTGTAAGAAAAGAATATTAAGATTCTGGACTGTGGCACCGTCTGGGTGGGATTCTGCCTCTGTAATCTCAAAAGTGCATTCATCTGGAGCACCAGTGGTGATATAAGTGGTGATACCACTGAATCCCCTGGAACAATTTTCAAAGACTGTATCAGTCTTTGAAGCATAAAATATAATTTCGTTGTTAATTTTGATAATACCGTTGGTCTCAGAGAAACCTTCGGTCGATTTTACATTTATTTCCTGATCGGCATATCCTACTTCCTGAGTAAGAATAGTATCGGTTACAAGATTTGTAAGATTTTCTACCTTTACATATTGGTCAATATTGTTTACTAGGTCAATAGGACCACTTTCATATTCCTGAGATACGTAATATTGCTCCAGAAAATCTGTTAGGAGAGGAAAATCCTCCCTAACGTACTGAGGAAGTTGACTAGAAACAATTTCCTGAAACTTTACTCTATCTACGGTCATTTTTTATTAGTAGCCTGATGAATATGAACTGCCACCACCTGAGGGTGATCCTCCACTTGGTGTAGATGTAGATCTACTGATAGAGGATCTGTTACTTGTGGTAACTGTACGTGCTCTAGAGGGTTGAGAACCTGCGGTTACTCGGTTTGGAGATGTAACATTCTGAGAAGTAACTTCAACATCAGTTGTTGTGATAGGAACACCTCTTACAAGACGGTTGGATCCGTAGCTTGAGGATACGATATAGTTGGTTCCTGAGATGTCATTTCCAGAAGAAATGTTATCTGCAATAACGTCAACTGTTGTATTATTTACATCCAATTGTAGATAGAGATCTTGGAGACCAATCACGTCATTTGAGTATGGTTGAGCAGAAATTTCGATCAAAGGTGAGTCCCTATTGACGACGGTAGAGATGATATTGATTGGATTCAAACGAATTTCACCCTTAAGATAATCAATAGTACCGATGTTCTGTTTAACGATGAAAGGTTCAGAGGGAGAATTCAATTTGAAGAGGAACAATTTACCTTTTTCAAGGCTCATATCAGGTTTATCACCCAAGTAAACAGTCCCACTGATACCACTTACAGTAAATCCAGTCGATCTAATGTTGTAACCTAGAAGATTACCACTGAAGACAGCAGAGTGACCGTGGTTTTTAACGTAGAAACGGTTACCATAACACATTTCATACTCTGCAAACTCGTTTAGTTTGGCAACCATGTCTCTTCTAATGTCAATATTGGTGATATTAGAAGTGATTGAGTCATTACTTTGATCAATAATCTGACCAAATTGAGAATATTTGAACCTAGCACCAAACTGATTGATCTCAGAAGAGTCTGCATAGGTGGCTATATTCTTCGTGATGATGTTTTGTACGAAGGAAGGTGATGGTGCAAGGTTAGTGTTGTAGTAAGCATCAACATTTGCCTCAACATAAAGGTACTTCAGATCGATAATTTCAGGCCTAATACCGGCAACTGAGTACTTTTTGATGGCGAACTGTAAATTCTGCTTAATTGCACTAGACAGATATACACCATTGTAGGGCTTGATACTAACAAAAACCTTACCAAACTGGGGTGGTGACAGGTCTTCACCTCCAAAAGCCGACACAGACTCGGCTTCTGGGTAAACTTGAGGGATCAGGGCCTCATAATCGGCTGCAGTAACGGCCCTATTTTGGGATGCGTAGATTTGAGGGGCGTATTTTTTGACTGATTCGACCGATTCGATGGCTTTTCCGCCTCTTGACATCACCTCAGTCGTTACAATCGACACTCCAGAGCTAATTGGTGTGCCATTATTACTGGCCAAATTACCAATAAAGGTAAAACTGGAAATATTATTGGCTGCTGAACCGGCACAAGTGATGTAACTTGCCTCAATATAGTTCAAATTTTCCAATTTTACGCCAAAAATGCCGTCTCCGAACAAAAGTTGGTACCTTTCTTGGCCAATTTCTTGAATAAAGTAAGATCTAGTCGATGCTGTGACATCAAAAAGACTATTGTAGAGTTCAAATTTTCTTGAAACCGACGATTCTTTGGTATCTTTGACAATTACACTCAATAAATCGGTATCAATACCGGAATTCGGTAAAATAAACTTCTGATTTGGGTTCGCAGTGTCTACAGTGTACGTCTGTGTAATATAAGTTCCCTCATAAACCTTGATATTTACGAAATTTGCCCTTCCATTTGCATCAACTGGAACTGTAATGTCGTTAGGAATTGAAAAAATGTAATTTACGTTCTTATTAACACCTGTCGATCTAGATGTCAGTACTGCTCCTGCCTTGAGAGTTACTGCAACTGCCGTAGTATTACTTACATCTACGGAAAAAGTCACATTTGCACATGAAGCTTTACGTGACCTAGGGACATATCCAATATTACGTGCCAGAGACACCACGTTCTCCCTTAACGTGGCACTGTCGATGAATACCTCATTAGTCACCATGTTGGCGTTGTATGAGGTAATGTACGTATTATATGCTAAAGCATCTACGATTGTACTTAGATTAGATCCCTCAAAATCATAGTCTGTGAAGTTTGAGTTGGCACGAAGGTAATCCTTGATGGACTCCTTAATCCCATAGAAATCTAAGTTACTAAAATTAACTAATGGCATTTACCTAGTGGGTTGTAATGCGAATGATAATTGTTGTGGTAATACGTCAATACCAATAATATCGTAATTGATAAGACAATCAAACTCATTATTGTCAAAGTTGGGAGTAACTTCGACTGAATTAAGACTTACTCTAGGTTCAAAATTATTGATAGTATCTTCAATTTCTGATCTAATAGATTGAGCTGTAATACGATCTAAGTTCTCAAACAACAATCTAGTAATGTTACTTCCAATAATAGGTTGAAATGGTTTTTCTCCTGGAATAGTAAAGACTAGATTACGAACTGCACGAGCAATCGCATTCTCGTTCCTGGTAACAATCACATCAGAATTGATAGGATTGACCTGGAATGAGGCACTTACGTCTAAAAAACCTTTACTAACTCTTCGAGCCGGCACTTAATTAATATACAACAATTCTCAAGTATTTAGACGGTTATTTAGAAATTATTCAGTCAACATCTCAGTAGTATCTTCGTTCTCCCAGAAGTC